AAGGTTAAGCCTGTGCCAGCCGTATAGGTTTGACTTGCCGCAAACTCAATAAATACAAGACTTGTCGTGCCAATAGTGATTGGCAGAGGTGTCTGTTGAACCCATGATGTATTGGTATTAACTGTTCCACTGATTACAAGAAGGTAATCTCCCTGATCTACTTCATTCGTTCCTGATCCGCTTGAATCGTAGTCTGTTGCCCTTGTTAAAATATAAGGCAACACTGCTGTTCCTGCTTGCGTCAGTACATATACGCCATTGTTTGCAGTGGTAACCTCATTCTTAATCAGCAATCGCTTACCTACATCGCCAATGACCAGCGTATAACCGTCAATGGTCAAAGTACCAACCGCCATAGCCGTTAAGGTAGCTCCAACTCCGCTTGCGCCATTGTTATAGGTGTTTGCAGCTAATGCCGCTGTTGTTGCGTAGTTACAAGCTGCATGAAAGTTAACACCAGATGCAATTGAATCTGCATAGGATTTGTTGACAATATCACTGCTTGAACTTGGGGTAGTAGTAATTGTTCCAGTGGTTAATGCTACTGAGGTTAAATCTGTATTTGCACCACTTTTAGCTAAACTCAATGCGGTTCTGGTATTTGTAGGAGTGTTCTTTTCCCACAATGATGTACTGGTGTTATAGATAAGAATGTCACCATTGCTAGGAGATTGAGCAGACACATTGTGCAACTCATCCATCTCATAGCCGTTTTGCACTTTGACAAACAATTTACCTTGAGTTGGATGGGCGTGTTCAACAACAGCAACATAAACTAAGTGAATAGGTGCATAAGGTTTAGTAGCTGTATAACCACCAGCAGTTGTTCCACTTAAATATAGTTGCTCTCCATCTGTATAAGCAGACGTATCTAAGTTGGTAACTAAACCAATAATGGTCACATAACCATTAGAATTATTGGCTAAATTAGCACTCATCACGCCTAATGTTTGAGCAGATGTTGTATCTGATGTTGCAATGGCTTTAGTAACAGTTGGGTTTTGACCAATAGCACCATTAATATAAACAACAGTGCCTTTAGTAAGAGTTGCTCCTGTATTATTCCTAACTAAACAAACTACGTTGGTAGTCGATGCTGCTACTGCAACTGATAAATCCACTACACCACTAGTTGTAGTTACAGCAACTGAACCATCAGTAGATGTAACAGAAGTAATACCACCCCCACCTAATGCATCTATTTGATTCTGTAAATCAACTAAAGCATCTGTAACAGATTGTGAGACACCACCACTTCTAGCAATAACTTGAAACTTCTCTACTGTGTTTTGAGGAAGAATGTCACCAACATTTATTTCTTTACCATCAGAAAAAATGATACTGAGGCTTCCATCAAACTCAAGACGGGCATCTACAATAGAAACGCCATCTTTACCATCTTGTCCATCTTTGCCGTCTTTGCCATCTCTACCATCTTTGCCTTGAATACCATCAACACCCTTATCTCCTTTATCACCTTTCATTCCTTGCTCAGGAACTTGTAAAGCAATAGAAGATATTTGAGTTCTGATTTCTTCTTTAAACTTTTTAATAGAAGAAGCAATAAGGTCAACAGCACTAACAACAACATCTTGTTCTTGTTGTACTTTCTTTTCTATGTTCTGCTCAAGCTCACTAGCTAAAGCCCGTACTGCTTTTAGTTTTTTAATATCGTCCATTAAGCACCTAATTTGTTAGCCAGATCTTTTAAAATTTCAGCATTATTAGTTGTACTATCAGCCATCTGTTTAGAAACAATAGCTTCTTTACTGGCTATCTCTCGCTCTTTCAAGACAAGTTCTGCCAACTTAGCACGTTTCTCAAACTCTTTATCGTCTTGATTACCCACTTGTAGATTAGAAGAGATGGCACGAATGCGATCATTCTCCAGCTTGGTAGGAATTGCCTGTGTTTCTGCTTGCAGTTTTACTGCTCTGCTCTGGCTTTCAGCAGCCTGTGCCTGATATAGGGCTGTCTGAGCCTGTGCTCCTGCCATTTGTGCTTCCATCTGTGCTTGCTGCACAGCTTGTGCTTGTGGGTTTGGCTTATTCATCTCACGAAGCTGGCTAATCATGGTTTCTCTATTAGACAAGCTCATATTCTCAATGACAGCTTCCACTAACATGGGATACATTGGGCTGTTTTGTCCCAAGGTTTGCAGGAGTTGCACCAATTGTGTCACTTCATACTCACGAGCAATGACACCAAGACTGCTAGAAGCTACAAACTTATAGTCTTGTGCAGGAAAATTGTCTGGATCATATTGCATATAACGCCATGCAACCTTGCTAACCAGAGGAATAAGGAAGGAGTCTTGGAAATTAATTAATGTACGCTTATGACGCTTTATAATAGCTCCCAGAGACATGCTTACAGCCCCTGCTGCTGCCTCTCCATTAATACTTCCGGGAATTCCTGCTGCATCAATGGCTCCAGTAGCCATCTGCACCATGCGTTGGAGACTTTCTGCCTGTGTAAAACTAACTTGGTCAAGGTTGCCAAACTTAAAGGGCATCATAATCTCAGCAGGATTGCCATTGGTTATGATTGTCTTGCCGGGACGTATCTCAAACTTGGAACCACGAGGCATTCGTGTACCATCCATAGCCATCATTGGATGAACAGTGAGTGCCAAGGCATCAATACGAGCACGAAGCTCAGCATCTAAAGCCTTCTGGCTATTATAACCCTTCTCACAAATACCACGTCCCCAAAAGCGTCCGGGAACTACATCCCAAGGGAAAGCAATGAGAGGCCTATCTTGCATCATGTAGGGGTTTTCTTCTACCTTTAAGAGCACACCACCATTAGCCACAATGACAATGGCTTCTACATATTCGCTTGGCTCATCAAGTTCATGTTCTTTTGTTCCTTCTTTCTTCTTGCTTTCTTCTTTAGGAGGAGGCAAGTCCATAGCATCGTTAAACTCTTTACGAGGAACAAGGCCATAATACTTAGTAAGACGTACCTTATCATCTTGATAAATTATCAAGTCTTGGTCAGGCTCTAGGTCTTGGTCAGGAGCAGCTTCTGAAATATCTACATCACGATAGATGCCCTTCTCAATGAGCATCTCAACCTGATGGCGAGGAACAAACTCATCAATGGCTACACCCAAAGCTTCTTCAATAGAGGAGGCAACAGGATCAATCAGGAAGTTCTGTGGTAGAATAGGACGAACCTTGACCACTGTACGTGTTTTTATGTTAACACCAACAGCTTGCATAGCTCCATCAAGGATTGGTTGTGTAGCTGGTGTAAAGTCTTGCACCTCATCAAGGACAAGTTCAGCCATACCTGTACCAAACACAGCAGCATTTAACAAACACTCAGCTACAGCCTTACGTGTTTTAGTAAATTTAAACTCTTCGTCTAAAGCATTCTTGGTAAACTCAATGTCTTGACGCTCTTTATCACGCATGTCATCATAGATGTCAAACCATTTACCACGTCCAAAGGTGGCTTCCTCAACTTCAGCAACGCTACTCTCTACAGCCTGTTGAAGAGCAGGACTAATAAGCTTACTTCGCTCACTGTCTCGTGTCTTATCAGAGGCACTCCACTGACCACGCCACAAGCGGTAATACTCATCAAACTTTTCTTGATGGTTTCCAACATAATGGTCACGCCATCTGTCAGCTTTCTCAATAACCCAACCAGCTAAGTCACTACCTTTGTAAGTTTCTTCAACATCAAATTTCATATATTTCCTTAGTATCCGCTTAGAGCGTCCATTGGTTCATAGAGTTCTTCTTCATATTCTGTTACATAGCTTTGCTTACTTAGCTGTTCTATGTAGCTCAGGGCATCAAGCAAGTCATCATGCACAAGAGTATTTGGAAACTGAAAGAGTTGGTCAAGAAACTGTATGTTCCATTCTCCCTTATTGAGGACAACCTGACCATGCTCAAAACGTCCTTGCAATGCCCAAACAATCCTATCGGTCTTCTTTTTATTTCCATGACTAAGTTCTTCCACTCTGAAGAATGTCTGTGTTCTTCTCATTATGTCTGACAAATAAGGCATCACTGCTTGTTTAGCAATACCCTTCTCAATTCCTATAGACACTGGCTCATACTTCTTAACAGCAGCAAATATCTTCTTGGCTGTTTCTTCCACTGTCCAACGTCCAAAGACAATATCCTTAACATACCATCCTGCTCCGCTAGTCTTAACAATAGCTATAGCACTATCATCTAGCTTCTTGCTTTTACTGCTCTTGCTCTCATCTGCAAAACCAGCTAAGTCAATGGCAATGAAAAAGTCCCCATCAGGTTCTTCCTCATCAAACTTAATCCATTCTTCTTTGAAAAGTTCTCCACCCTGTGCTTCAAAGGAGGCCATAAACTCTTGCCTAAAAGCAAAGCTGCTCATATTCTTCTTAGCAGCCTCAATCTCATCTGGATCAATTAGAGGGTTATCATAGCTGGTAAAGTGCCAGCTTTTAAATGTAACATCATCTCCTGTCATACCATACTGGTAAAGCTCATAGAAATGATTTCTGCCCATTGGCGTTCCAATGAACAAGGCATGACCTTTCTGGTCAGCCAAAGCAGGACGTAAGATTTGCTCCCACACCTCTGGCTTCATGTCTGCATATTCGTCCATCACCAGAAACTTCAAGGATACTCCTCGCATTGTCTCTGGCCTGTCAGCCCCTTTAAGACTGATGGTAGCTCCATTAATGAGCTTCACCTGTAAGTTATTAACATGACTACTGGCTATGACAGCATGTCCCACCTCAAGGAGGGTTTGCCACATAATGTCCCTTGCCTGTCCCTGTGTAGGGGCAACATAGAACACATGGCCTTTCTCTGTCTGTAAAGCATTGAATAACAACAAGTAGGCAGCTAAGCGGCTCTTACCTGTTCTTCGTCCAGCAGCCACAACCTTGAACCGACTCTTGTCGCTCCACACAGTTTGCTGCCACGGCAAGAGCTTAATGTCTAAACTAGTCATTCTTTATAGGCGATGTCTTCAGCCTCTTCTCCACCTGAGATGATTGTCTGCTCTCCACCAACACCAGTGATAGTGATAGATACAGCAGCTCTACCACCACCATTCTTGTCCTTCTCGAAATGACTGAGAGGTAACAACCTATCCATGATGAGCTTCCATGCTGCTGCTTGATTCTTGTGGTTGTCATCTAAGGCTGCCCCATATATGGCTTCAACAACCTTCTGGCTTCTAGGACTGTTTAACATCCTAGAGCGATATTCATTTATAATTGCCTGTTCACCCTTAGGTCTTCCAACAGCATTTCTTTTGCCCGGGGTCTTGGCAACAAGATCTGTTTTCTTAGGTCGCCCTCTTTTTTTAACAGGAATATCTATGTTCATATGTCCTTCTGTGCGGCTTCTATGCCTCTCTGTGCAGCTTCTATGTTTGAATTATTTTTAGTAGTTCATGTTTACACGTAACTTCTAAGACAATCTGTACAACTTCTAAGTAACTACATAGTTACTTTTAAGCCTAGACTTATTTGTTTATAATTAAATAAGCTTCCTTAATTGCTTATATGTATTTATTATACCATACATTGTGTTAATTGTCAAGCTCTTTCTGTTGCTTTAATGTCTCTTTAGAGTGGGCAGTCTAATTCCTTTACTGACTCATGGGTCATTATTACTTTTAGTCATATAGATCAAGGCTTTAATGCTATTTCATTATATGACAATAACCCCCTATTTTAGCCCTTTTTTGTATGCTATAGGGTTCCGCATATATTGGCACAAGTTGTCCCCCTCCCGGTAGTACTTCTGTGTTACAAATGAGCCTTTTAGGTAGGGGATATGAGAACTTTAGAGGTATGAGTACTAATGTGGCAACCACTAGAGCCACCTACAACACAAAGTACTACAATGCCCGGTAACTAGCTAGTAACTAATACTTAAGAGTTACAGGGAAAGTCCCTAGTATAGTACCTATGGGTTACTGTCACACAATATGCCCCATTATAGGGCAAAACTCACACCTGAGACACCAACATGGTGCAATATATAATAATGATAAGCTAAATGCACAGAGATGGTGCAGATATTCTGTAAGCAATAAGTATACAATTCCAGGAAGTTAAGTATATAGTACTACAATGCCAGGACTTCTGCAAACAAAGGTACTAGCGACATGACTACTTAAGTATACATGGCACAGCACTTGCATAGTATATAGGGAAGGGCAAAGAAGGTTACTAACAAGTAACCCTATGAGTCACTCAGGTATTCTAGGGGTGTTGACATGAAAACCTAGAATCAGTGTTAGAATGAAGACATGTAACAACAAGGGGTTGTTACTAGCAAGTAACCTAAACAAGGAAAACGAAATGACAAAGACAAAGAAAACCGAAGGAGCAACACCAGAAGCCTTAGGTGCGGCTTTCGCATGCGAGCAAGCTAACGTAAACGGCAAGCTTCTGAAAACCCTTAAAGAGACAATAGGGGTTTTCACAGTAGAAAATAAAGCAGAATACGAGGCTATGATTGAAGGGTATGGCACTCAGGCAAAAAGTCTCTACAATGCCAACACTGCCAAAGTCAGAAAGTCAGAATTCAAGAAGATATGCGACCATGCTTCAGGACAAGAAACAAGAAACACATTGTTTAATATCATCGACAATTATGAGAGTGTTCAAAGCCTAGTTAAAGATTTAAGGGGTTTAGAATCGGGAAGCAAAATAATTGATGAAGAAGGGAAAGTTACCAAAGCAGAGAAAGCAGAAAGCGAAGAGACAGAAAGCGAAGAAATTACATTCTCCGATGAAGATAAAATGTTGAATAACTTAGAGATAATTCAACAACTATGCTATGAGAAGGGTTATAGAATGGCTTCAGAATTAATTCTTCAGGCCATGGCAAAGATAAACGAGAAGGCATAATGCGGGTAGAATCGGAGGGGTTGACAGCTCCTCCGATGCCTGTATAATGGTCTTCAGAGCAGAGAGAAAAGCCTAGAAGGTTTTTCCCTACACTTTGTAGGAACATGCAGAGCATGTAACTTGTTAGTAACTTTTTAAGGGAGTTTTTATGTTTGATTCTTTGAAGGCTTTTTTTGTAGCGAAGCAGTTTGTCGCTAACCATGGCAATAGATTTTTGACAGTTTATGACATGAAGGGGCATCGCCATAATGGGCAGATTGTCAGTCGTGGGTTTTTCAAGGTGTCAGTTAAGCTTGCACATGGTGGACACATTGTCAAAGTTTCCCCTACTGCTGTTGTACGTGTGCATCGTGACAAGAAACGTTTAGCAGTACAGAAGCAAGCAATTGCAATTTGATAGGGAGTTATATATAAGCCTACATAGTGGGCTTATATGTGGCAATCCTGCCAGCAAGGAGCATCAAATGACAGATAGACAATTCACAGTTACATGCACCATATTGTTGGTGCTGGTTTGGACAATGATACTTTTGGAGAACGTATATGCTTAGTAGAACATCAAAGCTTGGCTGTTTTAGTTGGAGCTTGCAAGCCCTTGAGACTTGTCAAGGCTCTATTGGCAAGGACGGGCAGCTTGTCGAAGTTTGTCAAGGCTGTTATGCAACACAGGGGTTTTATCACATGCCCGATGCTATAAAGTTGCGTAAAAACAACAAGGAAGACTGGCAAACTGATGATTGGGTGGCTCGCATGGTCAAAGCCCTTGTCAAGCAGAAGAAATTTCGATGGTTTGACAGTGGAGATATTTATTCTGTTGATTTGGCATGGAAAATCTACGATGTTTGTAGGCTTACACCACATGTCAAGCACTGGTTGCCCACACGTATGCACAAGTTTGACAAGTATTCCCATGTTTTAGGGGCTTTGGACAGCTTGCCTAATGTTGTCGTGCGCTTGAGTGCCGACAATGTAGAAGAGCAGATAGCAGGGACAACCACATCGATGGTTATCAAAACACATGAGCATAGACGTGGTGTGCACGTGTGCCCTAGTAGTTTGCAAGCTGGCAAGTGTGATACATGCACTGCCTGTTGGAATAAGGACGTGAAGGTTGTTGCATATGTTGCCCATTCACGTAAGATGGCTAAGGTTTTTCAAATCAAGGAGATGGTATGAGTAAGTTTGCACAAACAAATGCATTGAAGAAGGGGACACGTATTGTCCTGCGTAATGGGTGGGAAGCTGTGCTTGAAGACAACAAGCGTGGCAGCATACGCATGGCTACAGTGGAGGGATTTTATACAGAGATGGGTAGCATCTATGCCAATGACATTGCTGGCTATAAAGAAGGGGACTTCTGGGTGAAGCTTCCCTACATTGGGGAGAACTTTCTAGAGATTTTGATGAGGAAAGCAGCATGATAACAGTAGACCAGTTGTACGCATGGATGGGTTCTGATACCTTGAAGGTACACGACCTAACTGAGTTGTTGCTTGAGGTAATCAATGGGCATTACCCAGTACAGGTGTTACGCCAAGACATATCCGATTACATAACACAGAAGGTGGAATAATGAAGGTACTTATTGCTTGCGAATACTCAGGCAAGGTGCGCTCAGCTTTTGAGAAGTTGGGGCACTTTGCTGTGTCTTGTGACCTTTTGCCTACAGAAAAACCTGGTTTTCACTATCAATGTGATGTGTTTGACATCATCAATGAGGGATGGGATTTGATGGTGGCACACCCTCCATGCACTGACTTAGCTGTCAGTGGTGCTGCTTGGTTCAAGGAAAAGATAGCGGATGGTAGGCAGCAGAGGGCTTTGGATTTTGTCCAAGCTTTGATGGATGCCCCTATTCCTATGATTGCTATTGAAAACCCTATTAGTGTTATCAGTAGTAAGATACGCAAGCCTGACCAAATCATTCAGCCTTGGATGTTTGGACACAGGGAAACAAAAGCCACCTGTTTGTGGCTTAAGGGCTTGCCTAAGCTTGTCCCTACGACAGACCTAAAAGAGGAGACAATGGCTCTACCAAGGAACGAGCGTATGCGTTTGCACTATTTGCCACCAAGTGCAGATAGATGGAAAATACGTAGTGAAACATTCCAAGGCATCGCTGATGCTATGGCTAACCAATGGGGGAAAGCATGAAAGTATTTGTCTACTTCAATTTGCACAAACGTGTCTTCTCTGTGAAGGCATTGGAAGGGGCACAGAAGGGCAGGGTTATAGGGCACAGAACTATGTTAGCCATAGACAGCCCTGTCTTTAAGGTGTCAGAGGCTGGAAGACAGCGTGTGATACGTGAGAAGCGCAAGAACGTACATGCAGGGGTTGTTGGTTTCTTAACAGCCCCTTATGATTGGACTAAGGAGGATGTGTCATGGACTTCTGTGTTGTACAATCCATACGTGTTCTCTTCGTTTGTCACAATGCTTGGTAAACCTGTGCATAATGCTAGGTTTGCTAGAATGGCAATTCATAATGGTATTCCGTTTGTGGAGGCTGGTAATGCGGAACAGTGTTAGTGCACTTGGTGTGTTGCTTGTGTATATTCTTGGGTTTATAATTGGTTTGTGTGTTATTAGATTCTTTAAACAAAAGGGGAAATGAAATGGGACTAGACATGTACTTGACCGCTAAGCGGTATATCTATGACTTCAATGATGATGGCAAGGCTTTGCGTGACCAGCTTGAAGACTTGAAGGTTAATGAGATGCGTGTGAAAGAAATTTCACACGAGGCTGGCTATTGGCGTAAGGCTAACCACATCCACAAGTGGTTTGTTGATAACGTCCAAGGTGGTGTGGACAACTGCGGTGAATATCTTGTGTCTGTCCACGGCTTAGAGAAGCTTCTTGCTTTAGTTAATGAAGTGCTTTCAAATACACAGAAGGCAGAAGAATTGTTGCCAACTACTAATGGTTTCTTCTTTGGTAGTGACTTGTATGATGAAGGCTATTATGAAGACTTGATACAGACAAAGGCAATCATAGAGAATGTCTTGTCAATACCTGACATCAAGTTGTATGATTTCTACTACAGTTCTTCATGGTAACTAGCCAGTTACCTATGATGCCCTTGACAGCTTCTTGTATGTGTCATATAATGAATACATATAAGAAGCTTCTAGTTAATAATATTAAGGAAAACATATGAGATGTTATTGTTGTAATGCTGTGTTGTCTGACTTTGAAGCTACACGTAAGAGTGTTCAGAGTGGTGATTTTATAGATATGTGTAATGGTTGTTTCTCTCATGTCAAAGAAGACATAGATGTTGTAGAGAGACAAGACTTACAACATGCAGATGATGAGGAGATTGAAGATGATGAACAGTGATGAAAAGATAGAGAGGTTTATGGCCTTCACAGTTGCAGACTGTGTTGAGCTTGTATCTCTTGTCGGTTATGTTAAATTCATGGAAGCTTTGTATGATGCTCTCTTAACAAAGAAACAATCATTGTCTTTGACACAAGAAGAACTTCAAGAAAGACAACAACACCTTTGGAATGATTGGAAGTATTAATGGCTTTTGTTAAAACACACCAGCCCTGTTTGTCTTGTGACAGCAGTGATGGCATGTCAGTTAATGAGGATGGGTCAACCTATTGCTTTGTATGCAACACACATACAAAGCCAACGAATGAAGGATATATGCAGAGTGCGATAGCAAAGCCTGTTGATGGGGCTGTAAATTCCATTAGAACTTCTTTCCAGACATTGGCTACACCAGCCATTGGAAGCAGACGCATAAGCAGAAGCACTGTTGAGAAGTATGGTGTTGTCTCAGATGCCACACATGTTTGGTTTCCATACTACGATGCTGAAGGTAAGCTGTTTGCAACAAAGAAGCGTAGCATCAAGGAGAAGAAGTTTGCCATTGAGGGAGATTGGAAAGCTACGTGTTTGTTTGGTCAGCAACTCTTCACCAAGGGAGGAAAGTATTTAACCATTGTTGAGGGAGAGTATGATGCCCTTGCTGTGTTCCAGATGCTTGGTTCTAAGTGGCCTGTTGTCTCTGTACGCAATGGTGCAGGAGGTGCAGCAAAGGATGCAAAGGAACATTACGAGTGGCTCAATAGCTTTGAGAACATTGTTGTCTGCTTTGATAACGATGAACAAGGGAAGCAGGGAGCAAACCAACTGTGCTCTATTCTTGGCTCAAAGGTGAAGGTAATGAAGGGAGTTGATGGCCTCAAGGATGGGTGCGATTGGCTCTTGGCAGGGAAAGAGAAGGAGTTTATTGATAGATGGTGGGCTGCTGAGAAGCACATCCCTGATGGAATTGTTGCTGGCTCCACATTGTGGGAACAGGTGTCAAAACCATTGGAGGAGGCAGAGGTTGCCTATCCATTTGATGGCCTTAACAAGCTCACCTATGGCATACGTAAGGGAGAACTTGTCACTGTCACTGCTGGCTCAGGCTTGGGAAAGAGTCAGTTTTTGCGTGAGCTTATATGGCACATCCTATCTAAGACACAGGACAATATTGGCTTGATGTTCTTAGAGGAGAGTGTTCGTAAGACAGGCACATCTATCATGTCACTGGCTGCAAACAAGCCCTTGCATCTTCCTGATTGTGATGCTACAATAGAAGAGAAGAGGGCAGCTTTTGATGCCACTCTTGGTACAGATAGGTTGTATATGTTTGACCACTTTGGTAGCACAGACATACAGAACATTGTTAAGAGGACAGAGGAGTTTGCCAATGCCTTTGGTTGTGGCTATGTATTCCTTGACCACGTATCAATTGTTGTAAGTTCACAACAGAATGGTGACGAGCGTAAGGCTTTGGATACAATCATGACTGAGCTTCGTACCTTGGTACAGAGGACAGGCATTAGCCTAGTGCTTGTAAGCCATTTAAAGAGGCCTGATGGTGGCAAAGGACACGAGGAAGGGGTAGCTACTACACTGGCTCAGTTACGTGGCTCTGGTTCCATTGCTCAACTCTCTGATATGGTACTTGGTCTTGAGCGTAATGGTCAGGCAGACGATGAGAAGGAACGCAACACCACAAAGGTGCGTGTTCTAAAGAATAGATTCTCTGGCCTTACAGGACATGCTTGTAACCTTGTGTATAGCAAGTACACTGGACGCATGGTTGAAACAGAGGATGAGAAGCTGTGAGAAAACGACAAATCTTAAGGACTAACATGGATAGTATATTGATAGATGTTTGTGACTTTCCCTCACTGTGTAATCGTGAGGACTTCTTTGAGAAACATCCTGATGCCACTGATATTCTAATTGAGTTTGATTGGGAAGAGCCTGACTATTCTGTTGGCTTTATTGGTGGCTACTTCTGGAATGCATTCACTAATGGCAAAGACATTACATACTTCTTATCTTACAAAGATACAAAGTTTGTTGATGATGCTTTGCGTTCATATGATGAGGTGCACATATGAGTGCGTGGTTGATAGCCTTCATTGGTGTGGTGTATACTGTCGTTGCTGTAAACCTCATACTAACAGGGAAGACAGGTCTTGGTATTGCCTTCATTGGTTATGCCTTGGGTAATGTTGGTTTGTTTATGGAAGCTAGGCTATGATTTTTCTAATAAAGAAACGTAAGCTAGTTCTTGATTTGTTTACATGCCAACAGCAAATATTTAATGCTGCAAAACCAAAGGCGGCCTCACAGTTTTTTCCAGATTGGTGGAAAGAGTTGAAGACACAGATGCCTAACAGTCATGTAGTGCCTCAGCCTACAATGAAAAGATGTATGGGGTTTGTTGACCACTTTAAACATGGAATCATTATTCCAATGTGGTCTGACTTTAGGGTTGAACTTGGTGAGCTTGGAACGCAGACACACTTTGCAATTACATCTGATGGCTACACTCCAATAGCACAGCATCCAACAAATCAGCGAGGTAGTTTTGCTCCTCCAGATAAATACTGTAACCTTAAACTTGAAAGTCCTTGGGCTGCAAGATGTAAGGAAGATGTATATTTCAAATGGGAACAGCCTACATGGAACATGAACAACTTGTCTGCATATGTAGTGCTACCAGCTACAGTGGAGTTTGTGTATCAGCATTCAATCAATGTACATTTAATGTTTCCACGCACAACAAGCAAGGATATTCGTGAGATAAAGTTTGGTACTCCACTTGTACACATGACACCACTAACTGAGCGAGAGCTTGACTTGAGGTATCATATTGTTACACCAACTGAGTTTAGTAACTTTCAATTTGGTAAGAGACTAACATTTTTAAATGCGTATAAAACATATCAAAGAGCTAGGGGTGAAGCATGAAATTTGAAATCATTATTGCATTGCTGTTCACCATTGGCGCAACTGTTTGGATTGCATATTTGACGCAGGGGATGACATGATTGAAGCATTGAAGCTGGCGCTTGAGGCGTTGGAAAGTATTAACAAAATGGTTGATTATGAAGGTAACGACTTTAGATTAGAAGTCGAAATCACCGCCATCAAAGAAGCCTTGGCACAGCCAGAGCAAGAGCCTGTAGCGTATTTATCCAAGAAACGACAACGTCTAAACATTGAAATCAAGCCGCAGACGTTTGTGGAAATACCGACAGTAACTGATTGGGAGATGCCGCTTTACATGAAGCCACCACAGCGCACATGGGAAGGACTGAGTGTGTTTGAGATAAACGATCTTGTGGAAAGCACAGAGTACGAAGACTATCAAGATTTAGTTGAAAGAACAGAAGCCAAACTCAAGGAGAAGAACATATGAAATTAACAATTGAAGGTACATTAGCACAACGTCAAGACACCTATGGTGACTACAAAGATGTTTCCCGAACAGCACAAGACTTAAAACAAATTGTACGTACACGTGGAAATTGGCATGATATGTCACCACCTATGCAAGAAAGCATGGACATGATTTGTAATAAGATGGCTCGCATTCTTAATGGCAACCCTTATTATCCAGACAGTTGGCATGACATCTCAGGATATGCTACACTTGTGGTTAAGGAACTAGGACATGAATAAGGAAACAAAATGCGGAGGCTCTTTCTAGATACAGAAACTAATAGCACACACAATCACATATGGTGCTGTTACACGTATAACGAAGATGGATATGTATGTCACACAGAAGCAACTACACTCATTCCCTTAATAGAAAACTCAGACAAAGTGATAGGACACAACTTGATAGGCTTCGATGCTGGAGTGTTGAAGAGGTGTTGGGGAGTGAAGATACCAGCAAAGAAAGCGATAGATACATTGATACTATCCAGACTATACAATCCAAATTTAGAAGGAGGCCACAGCTTAGCAGCGTGGGGAGAGAGGACAGGACAAAAGAAAACTGACTATGCCCAAGCATATGTAGACAAGACAGGGTTACTAGCAAGTAACCGATGGGACAATCCAGACCTTGAGTTGTTGTTTGAATATTGCAAGGATGATGTTGCTGCCTTAGTTGCAACATACGACATGGTTACTAAGATGCTGGATAAAGAACAGTTCTCAGAGCAAAGCATAAAGCTTGAGCATAACGTTGCAATCATCATTCAGAAACAGAAAGAACATGGTTTTAAACTGGACATTAAGAAAGCTCAGGGCTTGTTGGCTATGCTTCAAAGTAAGATGGTGGACATTGAGAACACCATGCAAGAAGTGTTCCCTCCATATGTTGAAACAGGAAGGAAGAACAAGAGGACAGGAGCACCATTAAAAGATATTGTCACACCTTTTAATCCTGGAAGTAGGCAACAAATTGCTGAGCGTCTTGAGAAGATTGGCGTTAAGTTTACGAAGAAGACAGAGAAGGGAAGTGTGATTGTTGATGAGACAGTGCTTGTTTCTATTGACTTACCAGAGACTAAACTTCTTTCTGAATACCTCATGCTACAAAAGCGTGTGGCTCAGATTGGTAGCTGGCTTGAGGAGGTAAGAGATACAGGCAGGGTACATGGTAGTGTGATAACCAATGGTGCTGTCACTGGTAGGATGACACACAGCAGCCCTAATATGGCACAGGTTCCCAACAAGGGAAGCCCTTATGGTGAAGACTGTCGTGAGTTGTGGATTGTAGATGAAGGCAATGTCCTTGTTGGTGCTGATGCCAGTGGCCTTGAGCTACGAATGCTGGCTCACTACATGAAGGACGATGCCTATATTAAAACTGTTTGTGAAGGAAGTTCAAAAGATGGCACTGACGTACACACTCAAAACCAAAAGGCAGCGGGTCTTGCGACAAGGGATGAAGCAAAGACGTTCATATACGCCTTTCTCTATGGTGCAGGGGCGGATAAGATTGGTAAAATTGTCGGTGGTAATGCTCGTGATGGACAGAAGCTTATCGAAAGTTTTCTTTCAAACACTCCCGCCCTCAAGGTATTACGCAATAACGTATCCAAGTATGCGAGCAAGGGCTTTGTACCGGGGTTGGATGGTAGAAAAATTTGGGTACGTTCCGAACATTCAGCAGTTAATAGCCTATTGCAAGGGGCTGGAGCAATCGTAATGAAACAGGCTTTAGTCTTGTTAGATGAGAAGCTAAGGAAGAGTAAGATTTGGTATGGCTTTTGTGTCAATGTCCATGATGAGTGGCAGATTGAAACAAAAGAAAAAGATGGCGAGCTTGTAGGAAATCTCGCAGTGCAGAGCATACAAGAGGCAGGAGTTCTTCTTGGCTTACGTTGCCCTGTCACTGGAGAGTTTAATACAGGTAAGACATGGCGTGACACACATTGAAAAATGTGTTATAATATTGTTTTTAGACAAAGGAAAAAGTATGAACCAAGTTAAAGTAGTGGGTAAATTGTTTTGGGCTAAGCATATGGAAGTCCCAAATCGGGAGTTCAATGCAGATAACAATCGCTTTGAGATTTGTATCGGTGGCCTGAGTGATTCCATTGCACAGCGCCTTACATCAGAGCTTGGTGTTAAGGTGAAAGAGAAACCAGATGACAAGTATGGACGTGGTAAATACATCATCGTCAAGAGTAACTATGTCATCAAAGCTCTTGATGAAGACAATGGTCTTGTCTCTCCTGACCTGATTGGTAATGGCACTGTTGCAGAAGCAACCATTAGTAGCTATACACATAAGATGTCAGCTATGCATGGTAATGCTCCTTCATTGATGCATAGCCAGACTAATCCTGCCTTGCGTATTCGTGAGCTTGTGGCTCCTCCTGTACAACAGGAAGAAGAAGCAGAAGTAGACCTATAATGATTGCTCTCGTAGATGGTGATGTGATGTGCTATCGCATTGCCTTCTCTTGTAAGGATGACTCAGAAAGCCAAGCCATTACAACGATGGCTAACTTTCTTGAGGACATCCTTATGAATCAACTAGGCCTTGAGAATTGGGAAGTGTTCCTAACAGGAAAGACCAACTTCAGAAAAGACATAGCGATTACTGCCCCTTATAAAGGGAACAGAACACAAGAGAAGCCAGCACATTTAGAGATGCTACGTAACTACCTAGTTACCGCATGGAGTGCAGAGATGAGCATTGAGGAAGAAGCTGATGACTTGATAGCAATACGAGCAACAGAACTTCAAGACGATTGCATCATTGTTTCAGTGGATAAAGACTTCAATCAGGTAGCAGGATGGCATTACAATTTTGTGAAGCAAGACAAGTACTTTGTTTCAGAAGAACAAGGACTCCGATTCTTTTACAAGCAGATGTTGATGGGCGACAGAGCAGACAACATTGTGGGTATCAAGGGAGTGGGAGATGTGAAAGCAACAAAGATGCTTGCCAAAGCGAAGACAGAAAGCGAGATGCTTGCAGTTTGCTTGGAGGCTCTGGGCGAAGAGAGGGTTAAAGAGAATGGACTTTTATTATGGCTAAGACGATTCCCAAATCAGATGTGGTTCCCTCCAGTTTCTGGCTCGGAGGTTGCGAATGGACAGTAGTTTATGTCGATGAGTTCCAAGACTTTGGTACATGTGATCCGGGTAAGTATGAAATATTAATACGCTCTAACATGAACGAACAAGCAACGAGAGCTACATTCTTTCATGAGCTTGTACATGCAATTAAATTTACAATGGGAGAAGTAGGCCACGATGAAAAAGAAGTTGAAGGATTTGCCAATCTCCTCTGTCAGTGGTACAGAACCAAAGTGTAACGATGGAGAATGGACAGCCTCAAGGTTCAGAAGCTTTGTTATCTCAGCCTTAAGAACAGCCACACGTAGATGGCCTCCAAAGTTTAAAGCTTTGAAGGCTGCTTATGTGGGAAGGAAGACTAACAAGAAGACTAACAAGATGGCAATGCACTATGCCTGTGCTAGTTGTGCTGTTCACTTCGTTGCAAAGGATGTTCAAGTTGACCACATCTTCCCTGTTGTTAATCCAAAGACAGGCTTTGTTGATTGGGAAACATACATCAATAGACTATTCTGTGAGAAAGAAAACTTACAGGTATTATGTAAACCTTGTCATTCAGAGAAGACAGCTTTAGAGAAATTACAAAGGAAAGATAATGGGAAGACCAAAGAAAGTACAGGCAGAGCAAGTAGAACCAAGCACCAATGAGCAATGGTATTTATACCTTGTGAACTATTGGGTTCCATTTCCTAGTAGTGAATATGGTGGCTTACAGTGCGTCTTAGCACGTACTAGAGAAGAAGCCAAAGAAGCTATTAAAGAAGCAGCAGGAGAGTTTATGGTTGGTTCTTTTAAAGATGCTGATGAGCGCATAGAGATGCGTATTAATAAGGGAGAAGTATTTCCTGTCATAGGAAGTTTTGATGAACCACATATTGTAAGGAGTTTTGAAACATGAAGATTGAAGTTACACAATTTAATGAGAATGAAGATGGCTCAGCAGATTGTACCTTTGAAGCAGACAAGGAAGGCAAAGAAGCCCTGCTTCGTTATGGTTTAGTTGCCCTGTTAAAGGAAGCTATAGCACAGGGTCAAGCACTATCAGTTCCAGAAGAGGAGAATAAAGATGGACAATGATAAAACACGTTACATGTTTCATGTAGAAACAAAAGGATATAATTGTGATATAGACCATCGAGCATATCCTGATCTTATTCTGACAGAGTATGCCAGCTTCGATGGTAATGAACGATGGCCTGATGTGATGCGTTCCTTTGCTAGATTCTTAGGGCATATCTATGGCTATGATATTGAAAAGAAATTCAATGATCAGTTTGATGATTCGATAATTACCTTTATTCAACAAGAGCAAGACGAACAATGCGACACTTAGTTATTCCTGATACACAATGCAAACCCGGAGTATCTTTAGATCATCTGGAATGGGTTGGCAAGTATGCAGCAGATAAGAAACCAGATGTAATCATTCACCTTGGCGATCATTGGGATATGCCAAGTCTTTCAATTTATGATATAGGGAAGAAAAGCTTTGAAGGCAGAACTTATCAAGCGGATATTGAAGCAGGGCATCTTGGAATGGAACTTCTTTTGGCTCCGATTAAAGCTGAACAAGATCGTCTTAAGAGAAATAAAGACAAACAGTGGAACCCACGTCTTGTCTTTCTACTTGGAAACCATGAAGAACGCATTCAAAGAGCTATTGAGAGCGACAGAAAGTTGGATGGCCTCGTTGGTTATCACGACCTTAAACTCGCTTCTTATGGTTGGGAGTGTTATGATTTTCTTCAGCCTGTGGTGCTGGACGGCATTGCTTATTGTCATTACTTTACTTCTGGTGTTATGGGAAGGCCTGTTAGCTCGCCTTCGTTAATGCTCTCTAAGAAGCACATGAGCTGTGTCATGGGGCACGTACAAGATAGAGGTATTGCCTATGCTCGTAGGGCTGATGGCAAGCGTATGACAGGTTTGTTTGCTGGCATCTGCTACCAACATGATGAAGGCTATCTTACTCCTCAAACCAACGGCTCTTGGGCTGGTGTGTGGATGTTCAATGAGGTGGTAGAAGGTAGCTTTGATGAACTACCAGTGAGCCTTACCTATCTACGTGAGACTTACGCATGAGCCTGACTCTGTATGACATTGCTGACTTGCTAAGAAGGGAAGACTGTGTTACAATATTAGAATTGTTGGACATAAGCAGTGATGATCTTGTTGATAGGTTTATGGATGTACTAGAGGACAAAGCCGACAAGCTTGAAAAGGAACTAGGATGACAGATGATGTAACAAAGTTCTGGGATGCTCTTAGGGCAAAGTGGCCTGTACCTGTACGTCCATTACATAGCATTCAACTACAAGAACAGCTTATGCTTATTGAAGCTATCAACATAATACTAAGAACATTACAAAACAATGAAGGAAATAAATGAAGAACTACATGGGAAGCTACGAGCAGTTCATAGCTAAGAGTCGATATGCTCGTTACTTGGATAGCGAACAAAGACGTGAGAATTGGGATGAGACAGTGGCTCGTTACTTAGACTTTATGTACAAACATTTAGAAAAAGAACATGGCTATACCATCTCTGATATTTTGTATAAAGAACTTTATGATGCCATCTACAACATGGAGGTGATGCCTTCAATGCGTAGTGTTATGACTGCTGGAAAGGCTTTAGAACGTGACAACACTGCTGGCTATAATTGTTCTTATCTTCCTGTGGATGATCCTAAGTCCTTTGATGAGGCTATGTATATTCTTCTATGCGGTACTGGTGTTGGCTTTTCTGTTGAACGTCAGTTTGTACAAAAGCTACCTGATATACCAGAACAACTCTTCAATAGTGATACCACTATCGTAGTTGCTGATAGCAAAGAAGGATGGGCTAAAGCTTTACGTCAGTGCATTGCCCTGCTCTACTCAGGTGAGATTCCTAAGTTTGATGTATCTAAGGTGCGTCCTGCTGGCGCTCGTCTGAAGGTGTTTGGTGGACGTGCTAGTGGCCCGGAACCTTTGAAGGAACTCTTTGTCTTTGTCAGTAACATCTTCAAGAATGCTGCTGGACGTAAGCTCAATAGCCTTGAGTGCCATGACATCATGTGTAAGATTGGTGAGGTGGTAGTTGTTGGTGGTGTCAGACGCAGTGCTATGATTAGCTTGTCTAACTTATCAGATGATCGTATGCGTCATGCTAAGAGTGGTGCATGGTGGGAGAAGAATCCACAACGTGCATTAGCTAACAACAGTGCTTGCTATACAGAGCGTCCTGATATGGGCATCTTTATGCAAGAGTGGACTAGCCTGTATGAGAGCAAGAGTGGTGAGCGTGGTGTGTTCAATCGTGAAGCTGCTAAAAACATTGTGAAAAAGAATGGAAGACGTTCTCCTGACTTTGACTTTGGAACTAACCCATGCTCTGAGATTATTCTTAGACCATATCAGTTCTGTAACTTGTCTGAGATTGTAGTTCGTTCTGAGGATACAGTTGATAGCTTGAAACGTAAGGCACGTTTAGCCACAATCTTAGGTACATTCCAGAGTACATTGACCCACTTCCCATACCTACGTAAGGTGTGGCAGAAGAACACTGAGGAAGAGCGTCTGTTGGGTGTATCAATGACAGGCATCATGGACAACTCAAGGCTTAACAATCCTAATGATATGGGTGTTGGTGTATTACTGGAGCAAATCAAGAATGTCTGTGTCGCAACAAACCAGCTTCTGGCAGAACAGCTTGGCATTCCTCAGTCCGCTGCTATTACATGTGTTAAACCTTCTGGCACTGTTAGTCAGCTTACCGATAGTGCTTCTGGTATTCATGCTCGCCATGCTGCTTACTATTTTAGACGGGTTCGTGCTGATATTAAAGACCCTCTTACGCAACACCTAATTGCAGCAGGAGTAGAAGCAGAACCCTGTGTCATGAAACCTGACCAGACAATGGTATTTACCTTCCCTAAGAAAGCACCAGAGGGAGCCTTGTTGCGTGATGGTCTAACAGCCCTTGAGCATTTACGTTTATGGCTTGTATTCCAGCGTCACTGGTGTGAGCACAAACCCTCTGTCACCATATCTGTTAAGGAACATGAGTGGATGGAAGTTGGAGCTTTTGTATGGGAACACTTTGATGAGATGAGTGGTGTGTCTTTCTTGCCCTATGATGGTGGCTCGTATCGACAGGCTCCTTATGAGGATTGCACTAAAGAGCAATACGAAGCTTTGATGGCTATCACCCCACAAGAGATTGATTGGGACAGCTTAATTGAAGTGGAAGATAATGTAGAAGGTACACAGATGCTTGCATGTGTGTCTGGTGTTTGTGAAATTTAAGGAGAAATTATGATTATGTTTAAACTGCGTCAGGGCATTGGCTTCGATATTGAATACAATGAAGACATCTGCCACATTGTTACTAATGGAACAGATGAGAATGTAGTAGCCTTTGCTGGTGCACTCATTAAGATTCCATTCATCACCATCTACATTGGAGACTTCTACGACTTAGAAGATGAACCTGTGAAGGTATAACAAAAAAGGGGACTATTAAGTCCCCTTTCTTTTTGGTAACTACGAAGTTACTTTCTAAACTCCACTTTATTTTGTGCAGCCTTCTTAATAATAATTTCATTATAGAAGTCAGCAGCAAACTTAGGATCTGTCTTGTAGTATTTAGCTGCTGTTTCTTTAGCACCAGCCTCTCTGCTTCTTGCTAGAAGATCTCTAATAGCTTTCTCTTGTTGAAACTCATCAAGCTTTTGCCACTGAGGACTATTCATTGTCTTCTCTAAACCACTAGCAAACCAACCACCAGCACGTTGACTATAGAAAGAAAGCTGCTCTCCTGTTAATTCAATATTACCTACTTTCTTACCAATACCTTTGATGTCCACATCAATTGTACTTAGACGCTTCTGAAGTTCTGTTGGTGTAAATACTTTAACACCAAGAAGTACTTCACTAAGGCTTGTGTTAACAGGTTGTCCCATATTATCATAACGTACAGGAAGTTTATCTCTTAAGCCGGGAATACGAGATACAAGTCTATCTGTAAAACTAACAACTTGTCTTTCATATTCATCAAAGCTACGTGCCACACTAGAAAGACCAGCAGGAACAATAGCAGTTGAGAATGAATCAATAAAGCGTTTACCAGCCCTATCTGGATTTAGGGCAGCATCGGCTGCTTTAGCAAGACCCTCAACAAAAGACTTATTCAATATATTATCTGAAACACTTTGTAAAGTCTCACCAATAAAATAGTCAGCTATCTCTGCTTTTGATTTAGTATCAAACTCTTTACTATTTTTTACATAGTCATTATATATTTGATGTGCATCTGTAGCTAAACCAAAGATTGTTGCTAATGGTTCAATGCGAGAATAGCTATACCAAGAATCTCCAACTCTGATAGAATACTTTGGCAAATCACCTTTAGGATTTGAGCCTGTTATGTATCCTTGTTCAACCAAAGAGTTAACATACATAGTGGCAGCAAAACCAAATATTTGTTTAGCAAGTAAACGCTCCCTTTGTACTGGCATATTTATTGCCCATTCAAAGTTTCCTGTTCCTCTTCCAAGAACTGGATCAATGGTTTCTTTTCTGACAGCTAAACCAATGCCCGGAATATATGATCTTCCTTCTTTGATAATGTTGTATGGTGTTCTAATAAAAGCAGCAACCAATGCACCACCTAATGGATATTTATTTCTTAGCTCTTGAATAGATGCTGCAAGTGGGCTAAGTCTTTCTTGAAATACTTTTTCTTTTGCAAAGCCTCCAATCTCAATAGCAGCTTTGATACCAAATGTCTCACGCATTAATGAGTCCCAATTGTCTGGAGTCATTCGCTGTTCTGTTGCCTTGACATATGCTTCTTGTGGAGAGACACCAAACTTCTCAGCCAATAGGTCAGCATCTCTATAAGCTTTAGCATTAAATTCTACTCTACGTAAAACAGCTTTCCAAAACTCATCAATTGATAAACCAGCTTTAGAGCCAAGTCTTAATATTTTACCAACAGTTCCGGGAATTGCTTCAGTGTTGTAGTCATATATTTTCTCTGCAAGCATATCTGTTCGTGCATCATCAAGGCCATACTTAATTCCGAAGTCTCTTAGTTCTTTAGCATTAGCGCCTATAGTAGCAAGATTAATTTTAAAATCAGAAGGCTTTCCTGTAATCCACCCACTCTTAGAAAAATCTGAGCCTTCGCTAAAGCCTTGCATCAAGCTCTTTAGCATAATAATACCTTCCCCACTCCTGCGTTGATCAGGTTTATTAGCCGTAATCTTTCCTACAATAGCTTCTAGTTCTCTTAACATGGGAGCCATCAATGTTTGAGTTGCCCCAGACAAAATGTTTGTTGACAGATTGGTTGCAGATGTTAAGTAACCATTGATGACATACTCAGCAGTCATGTCTCGTATCTTCTTAAAGCTTGCTCCTTCTTTAATGACACGCCCTGTCATCTCGCTCTTAAGAATGTTTGCTTCCGCTTGTGTTAGCTGACCATTCTTTGCAATATCATCAACAAGTTTGTGCATGTCAGCCATTGCTAAAATGTTTAACGTACACTTTGGATCAAATTTACCAGCCATAATATTCCTTATTGACAATCAACACCGGGTTGAAATAGTCCTTTAACTTGTTTACCAGCTTCATACTCTGCCTTAGCCAGCTTAAAAGCATTGAGGGTGTCAGAAGCTTTTGTTCTTTGTCCCTGATAGATACCTAGTACACCAATAGGAAGCTGGCTCTTGTATGTCAATGTTTGTAGAGCAGCATCAGTGAGTTCTCCTGCGTCACGTAAGCGATTAATCTCTGCAAGATTTGCGGACAAAGTGACTCGTGCTTCTTCATAGACAGGACGGAAGGCTTCTACCTCAGCCCTATTCCAACTCTTGTCTATGTTAGGGAATGTACCATCATCATTTTGTTTGAACACCCAGTCTTCTATTGAGCCTTCTTCTCTCTGCATCTTTGCAGCAGCCTTCTCACCAGCCTTCATTGTTCCTTCAAGGCTACCACCAAACTCACCACGTCCACGCAGTTGTCTTCCCTTGTTGCCAAGGACACCAACAGCTTTAGCGAATAAACTATTCCATTGCTCATTGTCTGAAATAGGAGCTACATCAGCACCACGTGTTTGTCCACCAGTAAGAAGCTTCTCTGCATTGGTAGCAAATGGAACGCTCTCAGCATACAGAAGTTCTCTAGGAGTGGCAGCAGAGCCACCGCTTTGGAAGCCTCTAGTAGGAGCAGCAGGAGCCTCCATAGGGGTAGGCATAGGAGCACCTTGAACAGAAGCTTCTTGAGCCATTCTAGTAGCTTCTTGAGGTATTGGTTCTGTTCTGCCTGTACGTTCTAGCACTTGTTGCATACGAGCATCACGAGCAGCCACTTGCTGTGGTAAGACTCCTTGTCTTGTTTCAACCTGTATGGGAAACTCTTTAGCAGGAGGAACTATAGTAGCTTTTAGTTGTTCAACTTGAGCCTTCTTGGTTTCAATTTGTTTGATTAGATATTGCTGTGCTGTGCCTTGTTTGGCAGCTTCAACAATCTGTTGTTTGATAACAGGAACTTCTTCTGGTGCTGCACTCTTAAATAAAGCAGCCACTTGTTTAGCAGGAGTTTCTGGTGTAGGAGCAATAAGACCAAACTTAGCAGCAAGGTCTTGTCCCTCTGGAGCTTTGAATAAAGCAGCTACTTGCTTTTCTGTTGGCACTTTGGTTGGTTCTTTTAAACCAAGTAAGTCTCCCACTTGTTTCTCTGGTTGTTGTCTTTGTACATTGGCAAGGTCTGTCTCATGCTTAGTAATCTCAGCCTCTGTCTTAGCAATGCGCTCTTCAACAAGCTTAAGTTGTACAGGGTCAAGAGGCTCACGTACAGGAGGAACTCCCTCAGCCTGTGCTCTACGCAGATAGGCAGGAGTCTCATAGTTAACAGCTTGTGCTGCCTTTGCTTCGGCTGCTTGTTTACTTGGAGGATTATCAATAGCCTTAGCTACATCATCAATGGCAGCATTAGCAGTGTCTTGTCCTGCTGCTTTGATGGCTCTCTTCTCAAGGAAGTTTATAACCCCCTCACTAGCCTTGCCTAAGCCAGCACCAAAGACAGTACCAACAGCAGTACCAGCTACTGTATTAAACAAACGGCTCTCTTCTGGTGTGAGGACAGGCTCTAATGCACCACTAAGTGCTCCTTGTACTGCTCCCTGTTTAGCCATAGTGCCAGCAAGGGTTGCAGCCTTCAAGCCTTTAAGGGCAAAGGCAGGGGCTGTAATAGGGTCAGCAATAGCACCAGCAAGCTCACCAATAGTACCAGCAATAGGAGCATTAGCAGAAGCAATGTTTGCTGCTGTACGTTCAGCTAAAGCCCTATCTTTATTAAGACCGCCATAAAGATCTACGGCTCCTTTAATGCTACTACCACCAGCTTGAATGAAACGCTTCATAGCTCCAGTAAAAGCTGTCTCTCCCATCAGTGTGGAAATAATCTGCTCATCAGTAACTCCTGCTTTACGAGCAGCTTGATAATCATAATTATTTCTATCTGCTAGAGTAGGAACAATATCTGTTGGAGTTAAACCAGCAGCAAGTGCATCTTCTAAGGCATAATAGTCTGCCATTTAATTACCCATTGGATTTGAATAAGCTGCTGGTTCTGAACTTCTAAAGAAAGATTTTGGATCAGGCTTATTAGCAGCAGGAGCAGGGATAGCACCAGCGGCAGCAGGAACAGTGGCAGCAGGAACACCAATACCTTGCTCTTTAGCTGCTTGGTTAACGTTGTCATAAATGTTACCATCTTTGCCACGCACTTTTCCTGACTTAGGATTGATAGCACCCACATAAAGCTTAACAGGAGGAGCACCGGGAAACTCAGCAGGAACTTGCACAGAAGCTGGCTGTGAGAAGTTCTCTTGGTTCATCTTCTCACGAGCAATATTATTTGCAGCAGCACTGCTTCCTTCCATTGCTTTCCAATGTGCAGCTTGTGCAGCAGCATGGTCTTGTTTAATCTTAAGCTCAGAAGCTGCTGTTGCTATTTTATTATCAATGTCTTTAATCTTTCCAGCAGCCATTTCTCTTTCAACCACTGTTAACTGTTTACCAGTTGATGGATTAACTCCAGTTGCTAATGCTTGTTGATAGAAGTTTCTATTACCTGTATCACCACGCAAAGCTTCTTCAGCAGTCTGTACTTCAAGAGCACTCTTCTTAAGAGAATCAGGCCACAACTTTGTTTCTTGGTCAAACTTCTGTTTAGCTCTAGCATCTGCTTCAACCTGACGTTGCTCAGCAGACACAGCACGACCTTCGCCTGATACAGCACGAGCCTCTTGGCTTGTTGCCAAAGTCATTGCTTGTTCATCTCTCTTAGCTGCACGAGCACGTTCTGTTGCAGCCATAGCATCTTGTGTAAGACCACGAGCAGCTAAGCCTTTAGCAAGGTTAGAATACATCTCTGCATCTGTGCCGCCCATACGTGTGGCTTCTGCCATTGCTTCGTTCACACCTTGAATGCGAACTTCATCAGGTGCTCTACCACCTAAAAGCCTACCAGCACCATATCCTATACCAGCACCAGCATCACGCCCCATTGCTGTTATCTGTTGTAATAAACTAAGCTGATTCATTTGAGCAGGAGAGGACATCATACCTTCAAGGTATTGCTGACCAGCCTGTTGTTGTGTTGGTAAATTAAAGAGACCTTCAACTGTTGTTGCCATAATTATTCCTTATTTCCAGTAACTTGAAGAAGCATTGTTTACTGGTTGCTGTGAAACTTGAGGGGCTTGTGTAAATAACCCACTAAATGGATTACTAAACTTACTAAAGTCCATACCACCAATAGTCTTACCAGCAGACATAAGGCCTCCTGCTGTACCTAATTGACCAGCAAGGTTATATTGTGCAGCACTTGTTCCTGCACCTAACATAGCATCTGCTCCTGCCCTACCTCCTTGCAACAAAGCCTGAGCTTGTTGGCCTTGAGAGATTGAAGCTTTATTACCAATGTCAGCACCCATTGTCAATGGAGACATACCAAGTTGTTCAACACCAGCGCCAGCAGTGAACAAACCTGTTCCACGAGCAATGAGTTTGTCAATTAGATTTTGTCCATAGGTTGTACTCTCATTAGCAATCTGAGCATTAGAAAGTTCACGTGCTCGCATACGTGCAAAGTCATCTGGATTTAACATACCAGAAACATCTCCTGCACCACCATAGCCAGCGGATACACCAAGACCTATACGTCCTGTTTGTAAGCCACGTTCACGTGCCATAATGTCTTCTTGTGTCCTGCTTGGTGCAAGCAAGCCCATTTGCTGTTGATAGTATTTCTGAGCTTGTTGCTCAGGAGTACCAATGTTTCCCATTGTCTGTTCAGCTTGTCCATACAGAGAGTCTCTGAAGGCTGCTAAACGAGGATCAATGTTATAACCAGCAGTGTTCTTCTCTGTATCAAAGAAGCCCTTACCAAAACCAGAGGTTACACTGTATGGTCTGAACTTAGCAGCATCAGCAGCTATACGTGCTGCTTCAAGATTGGCTGCATTAGCCTCTCGTCCTGCTTGTAGTTGAGAATTAGCTGCATTTCCAGCAGCATCTGATGCCATCATTCCACCAAAAACATTACCAGCAACTGAAGCTGCTATAGGCATCCAAGCCATATTATACTCCTTTAATTAAAACTTCATCCACTTTAGATGAGTCTTTCTCATCCGTGGCATGAATACAATACCATACAACATCCGTGAGAGCTTCAACAGCATGATGCTCTCCTGCTTTAATTTCAATACACGCAGGGGCATGAACAACCTTCATTTCGTCATTACTTGTAACTATAACGCTTCCTTGTGCAAGAACAGAAAGATGTGCATAGTTATGCTTATGTTGTACAAGCTCTGTCTTAGCTGGAATAAATGTTTCTTTAGCATATAAGCCATCGCTAAAATGATGTATGATAGCTACTGTCATGCTGTGCGTTTCCACATATATACAGTGATGTATGGTTGATAATTAGCATTTGTACCACTTACACCAGAGGTGCTATTTGATACAGAGATGCCAGTAGTAGCACTACCAGTGTTTGCTGATACAGGATTTACACGTGCTCCACCACCACCAGCATTACCAATACCGGGAACGTTGTATTCTGTTTGTGTATGTAAGTGACCTGGATCTGTAACTGTTGCTGTGTGCGTATGGCTAACAACAACTGCATCTGCACTACCACCAGTTTCTTCAGCAGTGTCAAATAAAGCATTGCTTGAATCAAAGCCAACCATGACACGACTAGCACCAAAGGCTGACCATGTACCAAAGCCTAACAAGGTTGCAGGATTAACAGCACTTGTGGCATTTGTGTAAATAGAACCAACGGGGTATAATAAAGCAATGGCTGCTTGTACAAAAGCAGTGGAAGCTGCCTGAGTTGAACTTGTTCCAGCAGAAGCTGTAGGTACAGTTGGTGTGCCAGTAAAAGTAGGACTTGCTAGGTTTGCTTTAGTTGCAACTGCTGTTGCAATAGCATCAAACTCATCATCAAGTTCAGTGCCTTTAACACGCTTCAAGGGGTTTCCAGTTGTTAAACCATCCTTTGTGTCATATGCTGTTAGTTTAATATAGTCACTCATTAGTAAGTCTTTCCTTGTTTAATAAATATGTCCATCTTCTGTACACTTAAAGGAGAACCAGACACTTCAGCTTCAAAGCCCATTTGAATAATCTTACCTTGTCCACCAACAGAAACATAAGCATCATCAATGACAACACCTGATGAGTATTCTGCTATATTATATTCAGCTATGTTGTATTCAGAATATGCCCCTGTTTCCATAATTACAGGATAACTGCTATATTTATTTGAATAATCAAAACCAATCTTAGCAACAAAGCGTTGGCCTCCACCACCAATAAGAACAAAGCCTAACTTCTTAGCAATCTTATTAATTGTTGGTTGACCAAAGTCAAAGTAGTTTGTATAATAAATAAAGTTATAAGCACTGCCATTATCTTGATAGCCAAAGTATTCACCAATTCCTGCTGGTTTTCCTATGTATAAAGAACCATCTCTATTAGCAGAAAAAGAATAAGCAGCATATGAATTCCATGTAGTAACTCTAGCTGCTCCATCTGGAAGGGCTTGTTTCAAATCAAAACAGTAAACAATAGGAGAAGCTGTTGATGGGAAGCTTAACAGATAAAAGCCATACTTCTCTGAGTAACAACTCTTAATAAGTTTAGCTTCAGTGCTTGATATATTATCAAACAAATCATCACGTACATTCTTAGAGATGTCACGCATTGGCATACTCTTCTCTTGAATGGTACGTCCAAGACTACGAACACCTGATGAACTCAAGAACAATAAGTCATTACCTGTCTTTTGTACGCTGTCTCTGGCAATGCATCCCACACCGGGAATAACATCAGAGATAGTCATTGCTGTTGCTGGATTCTCAGCACCATTAAGAATAACAATATTTTGTTTACAGAAGACAATTAAGAAACCATTATGTGCAGCAAGGGCTACAATTTCATCTGTATTATTAGGAAGCTTAGAAGCTATATTAATACTACCAGAGGTACGAGTACCACCAGTATTAAATGTAGGGAAATAAGCATCAGCAATATCTGTAGACCAGAACACTGTAGTTGGACTTGCGGTACTACCTGCCACCCAAAAGCGGCCATAAGCAGCTAAGCAAGCATTAGGAGCATTGGATGTACCTGTGCCAAACACTGGAGTAGTAAAGTCTGCACCAGTATGTCCTGTGTGTCCTACGAGAGTTGAAGCTACAGGACTTCCGCTTTCTCTTGTAAACAATACAGGCAAATGAGTTGCTTGTGTCATCAAGCAATGGTCTTTTAATGAAGCCATCTGCCAGTGGTTATCTGTAATGGTCATAGTTGGTGTAATGTCTGTAAGCACAGCACCAATGCCGCCTCTCCAGAGTTTACTATTACCAGCACTTAGGTAATCAAATGTACCATCTGCATTTAAATATTCAAAGATACTATAGATGTTTGCACCGCTAAGACCAGCAGTGGTTGTAGTCTTCTGAGTCCAACCCTTACGTGCTCCTAAACGACCATACTTATCAATGACACAATTAGAAGCTACAAGTGCAAAACCATCAGACAGCATTGCTCCACTCTCTTGGGTGTTAAGCCCAAAGAAACCGGGAGCAGCAACAGCAGCACTAGAGAGTTGTTTCATACTGGATACCAGAGAGTGTCTTCTGGCCTACGAGCAGCATCAAGAGCAATCTCATCAGCCAAGCTAGAACGACCAGCAGCGTATGCATTCATGCTGGCATTGCCACCATCTTCACCACGCTCTTCAATGGCCTTAGCAAGGGCTAGAAGGATAACAGGACGTGAAGGAACATAGAGGTCATCACCATCTGTTGTCATGTCTTGGTTACGTAGGATGGCATTAAAGCGAACAGTATAAACGCCATCAGGAATTGGATAGATGTCAACTTGTGTGTCACCATCATTAGCAACACCATTGAAGTTATAATAGGTAGGAGAGCCTGTAGGAGCGTCTTGATTTAGATAGGCATTATCAAACCAAACACCATCACGATAGTCCATGAACTGGTTACTTGTATCATTGATAACATCAATAAGTGTGAAGTTGTTCTGACTGCCATTCAACTCATAGTTAAATACATTAGCAGCAGTTGTAAGAGTTAATGTTGTTCTAAGGGCAGACCAGCCCCAAGCTGTTTCCACTTCATTGCGAGCATCATTTACAAAGTCGCCAATGAGTTTACTATAGGAACTTTCAGAGACAGAAGCAACTTCTCTCTCTCTAAGTCTCCGTAGTACACTATTGACTATTTCTAAATATGTCATACTATTTCCTTATATGTATACATTATAACATGGTTTGTTATGTTTGTCAAGGGTTTACCACTTAACTTTATCAGCCCAATAAGCAGCACTCATCTTACCTTTGGCTATGTTGCCAGCATGTCTGGCTTTAAAGCTCTCTCTTCGGTTCTTATAAGCCTCAGATTCATTAGTTTTCTTAGGACTTCCTGATACCCCTTGTTGTCCAAAGCGGATTGTTTTAATATTATCGCCTTCTTTAGCTACAACAACGTGGCTTTTAGTAGGATGACTAGGCGTTGCTTTAGGCTTGTTAAAGCCACTAACGCCAGCTTTGGCTAGTCTACTATCCTTCATTTCTTTTTAGCCTTGTTAGTGGCTGTTCTCTGGCCTCTCATGGGCATCTTTGCTTGGCTCATGGCAATGGCTACAGCTTGCTTAGGGGAAGTGACAACCTTGCCACCCTTGCCACTATGCAAAGAGCCCATCTTGTATTCATGCATCACCTTACCAATCTTGGCTGTTTGTTTCTTAGTTTCTTTCATATGCTTCCTTAAATGTTACGTTCAAAGTGTGGACAATCTAGGAGGTTACTGAAGTTACCTCCCCATCTATTCTTCTTATTTAGGCTTTCCCAATAAGCCCCTACTGGTGCAAGGGTTTCTTTATTCCATATAATTTTGCCTTCTAAGAAGAAGTTTAAGTCCATTGCACACCTCTTCAAGTGTATAGAGTTCATTGTCTTGCTGCGGCCTGTCTTAAAATAGATAGCCTGTTGTTCTGGTGTACGTGCAAGCTCTCCGCCTGTCACCTTGAAGCCCATATCTGTAGCATATTGAATGAGCTTACACATATCTAAGAGGAAAGCTGCTTGTTCATCTGATAAATTCATTTCTTGCTCCTAAGTTCAGCCAGCTTCTCAACTGTTCGTCCACCAAAGTAGGCTCCCATAATAAGCATACCCCACTGTCCTAACAAAGAGACATAAGATTCATTTGCATTTAAACCAAAGGCAGACATCATTGCAAACAAGAAGTAGCCTGTAAAGATGGCTATAAGGCTCATAGGACGTATGTTCTTGGACAGCCAAGAGTCAGAGGACATATCTGCATTCCAACGAGATGACACATTGTCTTCTTCGTTCTGTGCTGCCTTAGCAAACAATTCAAGCTCAGCAAGTTCCATCTTGGCCTTCTCAATGCCAAGTTCTAGAAGACGCTCTTCGTGTGTAAACTGAAGCTGTCTAAGTTGAGCTACTTCTTCTGGTGTAGGATTGTCAGCAATCTTAACCCCAAGAGTCTTTTCTACAACTTCTTTTCCCTTAGCTTGAATAGCAGAAGATAGAAGACCAAGACCATTCTCAGCCAACGTCCCTAGTAATGCACCTATAATTGGAATCATTTTTTATCCTTCTCTTGTTCAAATTCTTTACGAAGCTTCTCTATCTTCTTTACTTCATATCGTACTTCTTGTCTAGCAGTATTAATATCCAGTAACATAAAACCCATTATAGGCAGCATTAATACAAATATAAACATCATAATGATAAGACCGATTAAATAGCCCATCGAAGTTTCCTGTCTATTGTTATTAACCAGAACAGGAGAAGAAGGTATATAGTAACTAGACTCACTGCCCCTATCTGTAGAGCCTTGTCTTGCAGGGAGCTTATTAGTTGTCTTCGTTGCCATGCTGCTTCCCTTGCTTTCTGTTCTGCTATAAGCCTTTCTTGTAGCTGTTCTTCTTGTAGTCTTTCATATTCTTCTTCAAACCTACTCCACACTGCACCTAGTTCTGGGTCTACTTGATAGATTAAAAATTCTCTTAGCTCTACTGCCTGTCTTTCAAGTTCTATTTGATTTATTATATTATCTAAAGCTTGTGCTTTTAAACTCTTTGAAGGCTTCTTCTTTTCTTCGTGTATTACTTGTTTAACTTGTTCTTGTGCATCAAAGAAACTTCCTATATAGCCAGAGATTTCCCTTGCTATTTTAGTAACATCATTACCCGCTGCTTTTGCATCTTTATAAAAAGCAACCCCTTGTTTAATTGCTGCCAAAGCAGTGAAGGCCAATGTGAATGGATCAATGTTATACTCCGAAGAATTTCTTAAAGAACTCTGCTGCTGTACCCGGGCCTAGAAGAACACACAACATAACACCATATAACAGATATTCAATCTTAGTCATACGTATATTACCAGCATCTAAGCTTTTAGAAATAGAAGCATATCGTTCAGCACATACTTGTTCATGGCTATTAAGTTTTGCTTCTGTTTTAGTAATTAGTTCATCACTCATATTATTCAATGCTTACTTTTCTAGTAGAAATTAAATCAATTAAAGACCATGCTGAGTCTCCATTCTCGTTTATAATTTCTTGACAAACTGTTGGTTTATAGTTATCAATAATTGCTTCACATATTCTAGCAAGAGCTTCTTTTGCTTCTACTTCATTTATATACTGACTATGTAAGCCTGTTAATGGATTAAATACTTGATAGTTATTTGCCATAGTAATTATCTTTCCGTTGCAACGAACAAATTTTTCTGTTTTCTTTTGATCAAGCCACCAATCTGCGGCATCGCTTAAACCAGCGGCTCTAAGTGCGGGACAAATGACTGACTCATCAGGTTGACCCCAAAGATTGTTTTCTTCAATAAAAGTAGGGCCAACATCACAAGCACCCATTGCGTCAACTAAAAGCTCTTTGGTGATTATTGTGTCGCTCATGAAACGCTCCCGTAGACTCTTGTTGTGTCGCCGCTAACCCATGTGACTGTTTTACCATTGAGTGCAACAGCTTTACCACCAGCACCGCCAGAAGGGGAGCCAGAACTAGCTCCGGCAGCACCCCATCCACCACCACCGCCATTGGCGTTACCCGCCGCATTACCAGCACCACCAGCACCACCTGTTCCAGTATTTCCAACTCCACCAGCGCCACCTGTGCCGGGAAATATTCTGCCACCGCCGCCACCAAAAGCAACGCCGCTATTACCTTTTGAAATTGTTCCACTACCGCCGCCGCCGCCGCCAGCACCTCCGCCTTTACCGCCAGAAGAGTAAGAAGTATTTGGAGCATCACCACCGGCAACGCCTACGGCCCCACCGCCAGCTCCAAAACTTGCACCGCCGCCAGCGCCGCCGCCGCCAGTTACATCTCCACCTCCGCCACCACCTCCGCCAATATAGGCAGAACTATTTGTATTATTGACGGTTGTATTAAAACCAAGAGAAAGTGCTGTTCCGCCAGCGCCCCCTAATTGACCGCTACTTTGACCAGAAGCACCACCCATACCAGCAATGAAACCATTGTTGACAACAGTAATTGTGTCGCCTGACGAACCGCCAGTTAATGTTAGACCGGCGTTAGCTGTGGTAGTTGCATAGACCCATATACCGTTGTTTATGGTAATTGTGATGTCCGACTTACCTGTGGAATACCCAGAAATAGAAGTGATATTTAAACTAGCATTTGTAGTGTTTGTAGAATATGTATAAGATAGTGTAGTTCTACCAGCAGTAGGAGTAAGAAATGAATTTATAGCAGCAAACATTATGGTGTGTAGCCTTGCGTAATTGCACCATACCAGTTTGTTCCATCAGCAATAAAAGTAAGAATATCCATCTTACCCGCAGTTGCCGTTATTGTTGGTGCACCAGAAGTTCCCCACTTCACGCTTGTAAATGTTGCTGTTCCATTTCCTGTTGCTGCTGCTTGTTTAAGCAAGAGAACAAATGATTTACCAGCAGTAGCAGTGGGCATAGTAAACGTACAAGCTGTTGATGCCGTCAAGGTTGCAGTTTGTACTGTGCCACTAGTCAATGATATTGTATTTGTAGTTGTAACAGTACCAATAGCAACTACACCTTCAGTATAATTATTAACACTTGGATTGGTTAGTGTTTTATTAGTTAAAGTTTCAGAACCTGTATAGGTTGCAATTGAAGCACCAGCTAATGTTGTTGAGCCTGTACCACCTGAGCCAATAACTAAAGTAGCTGATAAACCAGCTGCTGTTCCAGATGTGTTTTGATTTAATGTAGGAATGTCTGCTGCAACAATTGCTCTAAATGTAGGAGCACCAGAGCTTCCATTAGGAGAAGCTAAAATATAATTAGCAGTTTTAGAAGCGTATGGATTTTGAGTGTCACCATAGTTTGCTGCTAAAGATATAGCAGGAGTAGCACCTCCACTAGAAACAACTGGAGATGTCCCAGTTATAGAAGTAACGCCCCCACTTACAGTAGCCCACGATGTAACTGTACCATCAGTAGTTAAATATTTACCTGAGTTTCCTGCCTGAGAGGGGGTAAATGAAGCAGCAGTAGTAGCGGAAGTAGAAGCATTAGAAGCACTAGTGGACGCAGCAGATGCAGAGGAGGCTGCATTAGTGGCACTAGTTGATGCATTAGAGGCAGATGTAGAAGCTGATGAAGCTGATGAAGAAGCAGCAGAGGCACTAGAAGCAGCAGCAGTGGCACTGGTTGAAGCATTAGAGGCAGATGTAGAAGCTGATGAAGCTGAAGCTGCGGCTGCACTTACTGTAGTAGATATAGCATTAATTGTTGAGTCGCTAGAGGATTCTCCTGTGCCTCCAAGACCACGAAATATTCCCATATACTCTCCTTGTTATGGAAAAAGCCTTGTTTGCTATTTGCGTATAGCGAACAAAGCCCCTTTCAAAACAAGGAAGCCCCTTGTGAGGGCTCCCTTATATATTAGGCTGCGACAGCCATCACAACACCAGCATCTGTACGAAGCACCTTAGTGCCATACAACATGTCAGATGTAAACAGAGTTGCTAAGAACTCTTGCTTATACTGCTGTTGTGAACGAACAGACATCTGCTCAATATGAACAGCCCAATCTTTGTGCAACAAAGCAGCAGCCTTAACACCTGTTTCCAGAGTGGGACAGTTGCTAGACACAACAACAGGGATACCATACAGGTTGCCAACTTCACCATTGCGAATGGTATTAGCATTACCCACTTCACCAACAAAACCTTGCTCAGTGTAGCGAGAGATACCCATCAAGGTATTACGTGCTGAAGGAGGAATTACCAATACACGTCCGTCCATTGGATGGTCAGCGTCATCCAAATACTGGATGGCACGGCGGAAACCAACGTCAGCGAATGCACCGATGTCGGCAGTGCCGTCAGCGTCATAGGCTTCCAAGACACCTGTTGAGGTGTTGAACTGGAAGGAACGACTGTGTACATAAGATGAACCATCACCATTACCCAAACTCTTAATCAAAGTCCAGAGGTCATCATCAATCTGCTTTGCCATAGCATAGCCAGCATCATCAGTGTAATGCTTACGCAAAGAAGGCAAAGCTTGAACTTCAACAATGTCTTCAATCAAGTAAGACACTTCTTTGTGTGAGCTCAAGTTGACAGTGATAGAACTTTGTGACAAGTTCTGCATGGTAACTGCTGTGTTCTCAGCTTTAGTCTGAGCAGCTAAACCACGTGAAGGGTTAGGGATAATAAGAGCATCACCTTTCTTACCCTTGAAACTCATCTTACGCACAAACTGTGCAAGGACGAGGTTCTTCTTGTAAGCAGCGATAATCTCATCGCTCCATAAGTCGGGGAGAAAGCTAGAAGCTTCGGTAAGACCAGCAGCGCCAGTCATCGTGGGGAAAGTACTTGTTGCCATTTTAATCTTTCATAAGGTTATTAACGAACCCTACCTTCTGCATATGCTGCCATAATTTCTGGCTGCAAGGACATATATCGGTCAGGGTCTTTACGCATGAGGTCTACAATGTCAGCACGGCGATATATCTTTCTACTCTGTGTCTCACCAGTTCCTTTAACAGAACCAGTTGATGCCTGTTTTAGTTGTTGTTTACGATCAACCTTTTGCATCTCAACTGTATTACTTAACATCTGCTGACGTTCTTTCCATGTAGTCAAAAGATCGTCTGCTGCATCAAAGTCATATCGCTGATCTGCTCTTGAAAGAAGTTCACTTCGCACCTTGCTCTTGCTTACCCACTCCTTGAAACCATCGTCATTAATAATATCCGTATAGTCAGGGTGAGCCGTCTGTAAAGCATTCAAGGCCTGAGCCTTCAACATCTGTGCATTTAAAGCTTCTGCTTCTTTTATCTTAGGGTGTCGTGAAACAGCCTGTTCAACAGCCTTCTGAGGATCTGAGAAGAAATCTACTTCGTCGTCCTGTGGGGCTTCTTTGGTAACAACTTGTGCTTTTACAAAATCATCAACAATACGCCGAAGCTCTCCAACTTCTTGTGAATGTCTGCCCATCAGCTTCTCAGCTTCTTGGTGCATACGAATCAAATCAGTTGCGCTTTTACCTTTGTATCGTTCTGGAACTTGCTCTTGAGGGGTTTCCTGTTGGGGTTCCTCATGACTTTCTTCTTGGTCTAATTGAGCAATGTCCTCTTGTGTGTCTTGTACGCTGTCGTCAATAAATGTTGCCATATAGTCTCCGTGCTTAATAGCATTATGGAAGATGAATGTTCCCTCTTACGAGGCATTCTGCTTTTGCTCTTTCGCCAGTTGTTCTTGGTGCTTTTTATCCCACTTCATTGCAGCCCCGGGGAAGCTACCTGTCACTCCTTCAAGCTTCACCTGAGGAGCACTCACCTGACGAAAGGCATCTGTGCCACAAACATTACAACTTATTATTTCTGTTTCTACAGAAGTAAATCGTTCTTGTTTATGACCTTGTTGACAAGTGAAATCAAATACTCGTATCATTAGTAAGCTCCGCATATGATGCTTCGATAGCATTACGATAACCAATAAGAGTCTCTAATACTTCTACTTGTCCTTTTCTGAACCAGAACATATTTGCATCTGAGGCGTTCCGTATATCTGAAAGATTGTCTAAGCTACGCTTAAGGTCTTCCTGATAAATGTCCCAACCCTTATGTACAAATAAGTCCAAAAGAGATTCATAATAATCTTGAAGTTCTTTATCCATTAGCATTTCTCCTATGTTGGATGCTTATGTCTCTATTATACCACAAAAGTTTTACTTTGTCAAGTGTTTAATATGCCTCAAAGATGATAATTCCACCAGCACCCAAGGGAGTAGAGCTTACACCGTGTGAACCACCGCCTCCAGCACCGTACCCCACTCCAGCTTGACCAGCAGTAGCTGTACTTCCGTATGAGCCGCCCCCAGAACCAAAGCCGGGGCAATCACCACCTCTACCAGAAGTATTAGTTGCTACCGTTGCAGCAGAACCATAAGAATTACCGCCTCGACCCCCGTCAATATTTACATCTCCACCAGTAGCTGTGCCACCAGTAGGCCCAGCGGTAGATGAGTTTGCATAAGCAGTAGTTGTTCCGTTTGAACCTGAGTTTGCAGTAATTGTTGTGATGGTCAACGTACCAGAAGACACCGAAGAAGCTGTTCCTGACGCTGTTCCAACTGTATACGTTAAGGTCTGTGCTGCGGTCATAGATAACCATTTAATTGCTACACCACCACCACTACCTCCAGTAGCTCTTGATGTTGTTGCATTACCTCCATTCCCGCCCGGTCCAACAACGGTAACTTTGACCCACTGCGTATTTGCTGGTGCGGTATAGGTTTGTGCTATACCAGACGTAAATGCTTGGGTATTTTTTGCTAGTGGTGAAGCAATTGAAATAGAACCACTACCATTTGTAATTGATACGCCCGCTCCAGCAGTCAAAGTAGTTTTGGTTAAAGTATTACCTGTAGTATTGCCAATGAGAAGTTGACCATCGGTATATGAAGTTTGACCAGTTCCACCTTGTCCAACTGTTACAGCAGCATTGGTTGTAAGAATTGTAGTTGTTGCATCTGGTAATGTGTATGTTTTTTCTGCTGTAGTTGCACCAGAAAACTTTGTAAACCCATTGCCAGTACCGCCATAAGTAGACGCAATAATTTGAGTCAGTGCAGCAGAGCCATCAAAGTTGTTGCCATAAATTGCTCTAGTAGTTGTTAATGTGGCGGCTGAACCTGTTGTATTTTGATTCAGTGTTCCTATTGCAGTATTTGTAACGCTTGTAACCTGTCCTTGTGCGTTAGTAACGAATACGGGAATTTGAGTGGAACTACCATAAGTTCCTGCCGTTCCAGTATTGGTAATTGAAAACTGATTGGTGGTTAAGGTTAAGCCTGTGCCAGCCGTATAGGTTTGACTTGCCGCAAACTCAATAAATACAAGACTTGTCGTGCCAATAGTGATTGGCAGAGGTGTCTGTTGAACCCATGATGTATTGGCATTAACTGTTCCGCTAATTACAAGTATGTAATCACCCTGATCCACTTCATTTGTACCTGCTCCGCTGGTGTCATAGTCGGTTGCTCTTGTCAGGATGTAGGGAAGTGATGCAGTACCAGCTTGAGTTAATGTATATACGCCATTGTTTGCAGTTGTAACCTCATTTTTAATTAATAAGCGCTTACCAACATCACCAACAACTAATGTGTAGCTGTCAATCGTTAACGTACCGACTGCATTGCCTGTCAGTGTTGCACCGACCCCGCCTGTGCCGTTGTTGTAAGTGTTTGCTGGCAATGCTGCTGTTGTTGCGTAATTACAAGCAGGATGAAAGTTAATGCCAGACGCAATTGAATCGGCATAAGATTTGTTAACAATGTCATTGCTTGAACTTGGTGCAGTAGTAATCGTGCCACTGGTTAGCGTGACCGATGTGATGTCGGTGTTTGTTCCACTTGCAGCAAATCCTGTGATTGCGCCGCCAAGGGTCAAATTCCCGCTATTGGTTACCGTGCCAGTTAAGGTTAAACCGCTGACCGTACCTGTACCGCTTACGCTTGTAACTGTGCCGCCCGAAGCTAAGGTAACCCATGTCGGTGCGCTTGTGGCATTGCTTTGCAATACCTGACCTGTCGATCCAACTTGACCATTAAATGCCACCGATCCATTGGTGTTGATGGTCATTGCATCTGTCGTGCTGACCGCACCATTCACAATAAAACTGATCTTTTGACTGTCCCAACTACCTAAAACTAATGGGCCACCATACGATTCCACAAAACTTGCCAATGGCGTAGAAAACCCATTATTGGGAAACCCTGCTGCTGAATAACTGTAATTTGCGTTATTTATTCCCAGCTCGCCGTAAGCCGTATGACCGCCATCATTGACCGCATAACTCGCATACGATGTCGCACCTGAGTCGGTGTTTTGCAAGCTGGTGTAAAGATATAAAGGCTCGCTAGCGGTAAACCCTGCAATCACGCCCGAATCGGTGTGTCCAGTGGCATCGCCTACATTCAACGATCCAACATTGGTCACGCCTGCCGTGTAAGGTATCAAAACACGGTTATTAGCATCTTTGTTAACCGATTTACCCGCAGGGTAAGTGACAAATACATCCTTTGTGCCAGCCGCAAGATTAAGTATTGACCCTGTGGATGAGGAAATTACGGTTGTTCTGGCTAAAGTCCCACCGTAATATGTCCCAATTCCTACCTCCCACTGAGTGCCGCCTGAGATTGTGTAATAGGTTGTGTTGTTGTTGCCAATGACGCTAAACGATTGAAACCCTGAAACTGCGCCACTAAGGGTTATCGTGCCTGTTCCAGTCGAATCGGTGGTTTCTCTAACCCTATCGGCAAGAACTAAGCTCATTGGACAGCCTCCACCCCGATCACCATGCCATCAGCGCCCCTAACCACCCGCTTGGGCGCACCCATTTTCCTCATAGCCTCGCCAATGTTTTGCATGGTCTGACCGTGCATATTTGCCATCTGGTCGTGCATTTCTACCATCTTGTTGACTGCATCCATAATCGGCGCACCCAGCTCGTTGGTTATTTGCGAAGCCGCTGCCTCAACGACTGGTAGATCGACACCAGGGTTGCTACCAATTCTTGCGACCATGATCTTAGTCGCTGCATCAAGTTCTGCTTTCCATCGCTCATATTCTTCTCTCCCTGCCATCTCTCTGGCTTTAATTTGCATCTCGTTGTTTTGTTTAGCCGCCTCAAACTCGGCTTTCATCTGCGCTAATTGCATCTCTGCCTGAGTCTTAGCTTGGTGCATTTGCATCTCAAGCTGTGCCTTGCCTTGCTCAATTTGAGCCTGTGCCTGCATTTTCATTTGTTCAGTCTGAGCCTGTGCCTGCATCCGCATTTGCTCTGCCTGCTGGTCGGCTTGTAATTGAAGCATCTCAGGATTGGGTTGTGGCGGCTGTTGTTTAGCCTGATCCGCTTTGTCTTGCAGGGCTTTCATTGCCCTTTCAACTGCGCTTTCCAACCCTCGACCAGCTCTAAACCTGCGTACTAAGAATAACAGCATCTCAGAAGCCATTGGCAAGGTCTCAGGCGCTTGGGCAATCATAGGGATCGCCTCACGCAAAAATAAACCAATAGCTTGAATAGCCTCTTGTGCGCCCTGCTTTTCTGCTTGCTCGTCAATCTGAGCTAAGCTGTCAGCCTCCACCGCAATGTGAAAATCTCTAATTGTGCTGTTGGACAGCATCTGGATCGCCGCTTGCAACATCTGCGGGTCTTGACCGTCTGGTGTATTCATCACCCCAGACATTTCCACAATCAACTCAGGCGGGTAAAACTTACAAATAATCTGCGCTTTGAGCTTAAAAATGTCAGTGGCAAACCTAGCCACATCACCTTGAGCACTGCGTAATCGCAGACTACCAAAGTTGGCTTTGAGCTGTTGAGCGCCAAGGGTTTCCTGAGCTTTGGACGATCCACGCAGAATGTCTGATATGCCCATAATCTCGTAGATCGACTGCTTAACCTGTTCTCTAGCGGCGTACAGCTCTCGCAAGGTCACAATGATCTGCGATGTGTCCATCATGTCGATAGCGCCCTTTAAGCCGCCTTTTTCCGACATTGCCGCCCAACCAGTCACAGGGAATAGCTTGTTGTCCACGCCCTCGCTAAACATCCGAGCCAATTCCTTGAACTCAGCATTAAACACACCGACCGCTTTACAAGCCTTTGTCAACAGGTAAATGCGCTGTGTCAGGTTGTCCAGCTCTTGCGCCTGATCTTCGTATTCACAATAATCAGGCACAGGGATCATTGTTCCCGTGGTGGTGGTCGCCATTAACGGCTTAGGACATGGGAAGAATTCTTCCAGCTCTAGCGGGTCGTCACGCTCGTCTAATGCCTGTGGATAACCTTTAGCAATCCAGCAAACCTTACCGCTGCGCTTGTTCCAAATCTCATAGACCATCGCC